TTCTGGTCTGCCAAGGCCGCCCCATACAACGTCACCGTCTTTTATGGCGTAGTCATATGCCTTCCATGGCGTCCTCGTGACTGACTCGCAGTTCGGATGAAATCCGTTTACATCAGCCCATCTGGTATTCCGTGTTCGTAACCTCGGTTGGAACATGGCGAAAACATGTAGATGTGTTCCTCCATCTTGGTGTAACTCTCGAGCGATGATGCATTCGGCATTAAGGTCGGATAAACGAAGGCCCACGTCCTCAGGGTCCAGCCCCTCAGATTGGGAATATGTCAGCAACACATATGTAGCTTGAAAGAGCTTCATGATGACTAAGGTGTGTCACACGCGGAGCGGAGTAGGACTTTCTTAATATTATCCTACTCCGCGACTGACACAGACACAATATATAGTCAGGAGCTAGACACGTGACATGCCCAACCACCTACTTGCCCACCCCCTTTTCCCTTGGCATTACTAACAACAACCCCTCCTATTCGCTCGCTTAAAATGTATGACGCGTCTTGAAACATCAGATGACGCGTAAATTACTTGGCATTAGCATAAAACTATCAGAGTTTTTGCCCTTCTGTTCTTTAATGAAGTTCTTCAAACATAACAACGACCCCAACCAGGGGAGGCTATCCTTTACTTGTCGAGGGCGCACCACTCCACCTATTCGCCCTCTTCCTACACCCACCCCATCGCAATCTTCTTCAACGGCTGAACTGCCTCAACCGATAAGGGTAGTCCAATTACAACAACCAGCCCCTGTAAGGACATCAGATAGATGGCCAATCGATTACATGGACTACATAAGGACTCCCATAAGGGAGCCCTACGAAGGAATAACGAGGAAACCTCTGAGTGACGATGAACTGCGGGAAATAAATGCTGTGACGTACTTGGAAAGGAAGTTACTAGTCATGCGTGATCAAGAGGATCAGATGATTAGGCAGAAAAGAGCCGGAACATGGGATAGATCGAAGTACTCGGGACCAGAATATAATGAAGACTTGAATGGAATGTATGGTGTTTTTGGATTGCGAGATAGATGGGGATCTATTGAACCGAAGGAGATAACTACATGGGAAGATCTTGAAGCATGGAAGAGAAGAGGGGTAACACCCTAGCTTACAAATAGAGACATGGGATTATCTCGGATAGCGCCGACAGGAAGAATTTCAAAGGTCATGGGGTTGATGGCCCCACCCTCTCCAGTAAACTCGTCCCACTCTTCTGATGACGTCTTGTTGAAGATGATTGGGTTGTTGATGTTGACGATGATGCAGTTGGTCTCTAGCCAAGACTGGTCAACATTCTCGTCCAATAAGGGATCCGTATTCGATAGCCAGATGCAAGGTCTACCCCAGGTAACCTGTGCAACACTCCGATAACGACCGGTATACTGAAAGTTCCGGTTACAGCCTAGCCAGCCTTTGTATTTTGGGAGGAATTTGAAAGAGCCGAAGTCGTCCAAAGTCATGTATTCTACCTCATCTCCATTCTGAATGAGGTCGAAGTTGAAACTCTCTTGCATGTGAACATGAGAGCCAAGGGAACGGGCCCAGGAAGTTTTTCCTGTTTGTGAGGGACCCCACAATATGATAGATTTGAGACGTTCTAGATGAGTCTCATTAGTAAAATAAAATGACAAATAGAATATAAAAATAGAACATTAGTAAGCATGCTTAGTCAGCAATTACGTAATCACTCGAGGGACCAAGAATATCGCTTGTACCCCTATCTTAGTTGTATATCAAGCGCCCTCGAGTGAAGGTGAGAGCACGAGCCCCCCTCCGGGGGACGAGGCCCGAGGGCCGAGAGGGGCCGTGCGTATCACCGTAACGACGGGCAAGATAAATGTAAAATGTACTTACCACCAGGCATGTTGTCTCGTTTCAGATAACGATCCACCCAATAGGATAACTCGGGATACTCGCGTGTATCCATTCGCTTCGTGGTTGGTCGAATCCAGTCTTCGTTCCGAAGTTTAACCGGGAATAGCTTATTCAGCCTCCTTTCGATGTTGGAGCTATTGACCCAGAGTTCACGCTGGAAATGCTCTTCGAGTATAGCTTCCGCCTCTTCACGTGTACTAGCTTGCCCCAGTGAGCGCCACGCTTCAGCCTTCTGGCTGTGCTTGTCCGTACCTTCTGCGCTTACTCCTTTCTCTTCTGGTCTGCCAAGGCCGCCCCATACAACGTCACCGTCTTTTATGGCGTAGTCATATGCCTTCCATGGCGTCCTCGTGACTGACTCGCAGTTCGGATG